GAAAGAGGTGCAGTACCTATTCCTGGGTCATTATTAAATTCTGGTAGTATTAGAAGTGGAGATGCTCAATCATTTAATAATGATCAAAATAATTTCTTTGCGAAGCAAATTTCTTCTGGTGTTAGACCTGTCAATACACCTAACAGAGGTAGTTCAACTGGTGGACCTACTGAACCAGAGGTTTATCCAGGATTGACGCATGAAGATTTTGGTATGGTTGCATTTGCACCAATTCATAGGTCAGGATTATAATCATGGCAGCAGGAAATGTAGGATATAGTGATACTAGATCTTTCTCTGGAGGATTGGGAGAAAAGGTAGCTAAGGGTATTAGAGATAAGGTTACTCAGGCTTCTAAGTTAGCTAACAAAGAGCGTTCGTTTGCAGAAGCAGAAGCAGAGAAACAAGGAACTTCGTTATCAGAGGCTGGTATAGGAAGAGGATTTTTCTTTAAGTATGCATTAGGTGCTCACTTTGGTGGAGATGCTATTGCTAGAACACGAGGAATGTTCGCAAGAAATCCTTCTGCTGGAATAGATCCTTTAACTAATATTGATGATAGATTTCGTGGTGGATTTAATTATAAGATGGATTTTACACCAGTATCATCCAATAATGTATCTCCACAGGGTACACAATACACCCAAACTGCTCAAGAACTTAGGAATCAAGGTGTTCTTATTGGATCTGTTGTTGGAAAGACCAAGGCGGTAATTAATAAAGTAGAAAAGGAACTCTATGTACAGACTTCACTTTTTGATAAGATTCATCAGAAAGATTTACGTGATGATGAGAGTAGAAGATCAAGACTTAAAGCTCGTTTAGAAGAACAAGAATCTGAGTTACAAAATGCTTTTGCAGGAAATAGAAAACCATTAGATAGTAGAGGGTTTAGATCAAGAGGATGGAATATTCCTTGGCGAATAATGAAGTCTTTGTTTAATCCTAAAGTGTTGAGAAGACTTAGAAATCCTATTAGAACTGCTAGAGCTTTTAGGAGACTTGCTGGTAGAAAATTTCGTAGGATTCGTGGTGTTAGAGGTATAGGACAATCATTACGAAGAGGTCAAACTTCTGGACAGAATATTGTTAGAAATCTTCGTAATAGTGCTAATATAGGACTCAAAAGTAGAACAGCAAGAAGGTTGATGCTACGGGTTGGTGGCAGAAAGCTTGCGAAGTTAGGTGCAAAGGGACTTAGTAAGGGATTAGTTAAAAAAGTACCTATACTTGGTGCTGTAGCTGGTATTGCTTTTGGTGTTGAAAGATTACTGAAAGGTGATGTTACTGGTGCTATTGGTGAAGTTGCTTCTGGTGCGGCATCTATAGTTCCTGGTGTTGGTACTGGTCTTTCTCTAGCTATTGATGGTGCTTTGATGGCAAGAGATGTTGCCAAGGAGAATGAAAGACTAGCAAGAGAAGCAGAAAATGCACCACAATTTGCTGAAGGTGGTTTAATTAATATACCAGATTCTACAAATGAAATATTGAAGAGAAAAATGGGTGCAAAACCCTTAGACGAAAAATTCTGGATGCAATGGCATTCACAGGAAATTGTTTCTAGTAGAAAAGCAAGACAGATAGAAGCATCTATTATAACAGAAGGATTTAGTAAGTATTTTACAGGAGGTGGATTCTCATCATTTACTTCATCTTTACAGGAGACTATTGGAAGTCTTATAACTGGAATTCCTGGTATGCTTTGGAAAGGTATAAAAGGTGCTTGGAAATGGACAACTGAGGGAATTGGTAAGATATGGAATACTGTAACTACAGCAATTGCGAATGGATTCAAATGGGTTGTTGAGAGTACTACAAAGGTAATTACTAAGATTAAAGATGCTGCTACTGATATATGGAATAGTAGTATTGAATGGATTAAAGGATTATTTGGTGGTAATGATAATGCCAATACTGATGGAGCAGAACATGGTTGGGATGTAATTATTCCTGTAAGATTAGCAAAGGAACCAGATAAGATTCCTGATACAGAAGGTGGTAATACTTTCAATGCAGCATCAGCAGATGGGAGTAGAGCTAGAATAGAAACTTCTGTTAAGCAAATTAAGACTCAGTTAGCACGGAATGGTGTGAACGTTAAGATGGTTGTTCCAGAGGATTTCAGTAGTTATGAAGCAATGGATAAGTATATTGCTGCTCAATCAACTGAAGGAGCTCATATCTATAACATGCCTACAGTTTCTAATCAAACTGGTAGAGCAGCATCCAAAGCTAGAACTAGGCAAGTAAATAGTATTACCAATGATATTATGAGTCAACTAGAAGATAAATCTGGTATTACTAATACTAATAATGCTATCTCTATGGATACTAGTACTATACATAATGATTTGACAGCACTTGCTTTTACTACTGATTTAACTGGGATGACCTTTGGAGATTATGAGGAATTATCAGCTACTAATGCATTAGCAGTTATTAGTACTATGCCACCACCTTTATCGGAAACTTCTGCTGTTCCTGTAAATACTAGTATGAATGTTATAATTACTAGTGAAAGTGATGTCTTATGGACAACTTACCTTAGGAGTTTAGAATAATGGCAGATTTACAAACCTCAAGGACTTTTAAGTTTAAAAGTTGTTCTCTTACAGATAAAAAGAATCAAGTTCATAATATATTACCACAATCTTTTACCTTTAACTATTCAGAGAAGATTACAAGTCCTTTTGTTGTAGGAACTCTTTTTATTGTTGATGGTGTTCAATTATTCAATAAGATTGGATTTGTTGGTGGAGAGAAGGTAGAACTTACAACTGAAGATGTTATACAGGATGGAACTTCTACCGAAGGTAACACTTATGTTATGCATGTTTGGAAGGTAGCAAATAGATATGTTAAAGATAAAAAGTCACATTATACATTAGCTTTAGTTTCTAGAGAAGCAATGATTAATGAAGCTACAAGAGTTAATGTGCCACTAGAAGGTACAGCAGAACAGATAATTCATGAACAGTTGATAAAGAATTTATTGGGATCTACTAAAAACTTTGCTTCTGATCCTTCTCAGTTCCAGATGAAATTACTTGGTAATCGGAAGAGACCATTTGATATTGCTAATATGTTGACTAATAAGACAATACCTCAACAGAAGAAATGGGGTGATGGTACAGAGAGTTCAATAACTTCATTAACTAATGATGAAGCAACAGCTAATATTGAAGGTACAGCAGGGTATTTCTTCTGGGAATCTTATAAAGGATATAATTTTTATTCAGTAGATTCTTTATGTAAAGAAGATGATGATAGACCACCTTGGGGAGATTATGAGGAGTCATCAGCAAATAATGAAACTGGAGGAAATCAATTAAAACTTATTCAAGTTAAGTTTAAATCAGAGACAGATGTGATGACTGATCTTAGAGTTGGTAAGTATTCAAATCTAATGGTATTCTTTAATCCTTCTAGTGGTCAATATGATGAGTATAATTTTGATTTAGAAAAATCATATGAGAAAATGGATCATCTTGGAGGAGCAGATTTTAGGATACCAGAAGGTAATAATATGAACTTTAAGTCTCCTAGTAGAGTATTGTCAACTATTTTGGATAGTGAGACTTGGTTCTCTGGACCTACTCCAGGTGATCCAGATCCAGAGGCAGGATCTAAGGCTCCTGCACCTTATGCTGATTGGCAGAAATACTTTGCAGCACAATCTTTGTCTAGGTATTCTACGCTACAAAATCAAGAGTGTACTGTTGTGATTCCTGGAAATTCGCAGATATGTGCTGGTGACCGTGTTAAAATAAAGATACGGAATAAAGTTCCTGATGTTGAGGCAAGGTCTGAACCTTGGGATCGTGAAAGTAGCGGAGTTTATCTAATAAGTGAGGTCACTCATGAATTTGATAGAATGAAAGGTACTAGCGGTATATTCCATACAACACTTCGTTTGTGTAGGGATGCCTACAGTGGCGATGTTGATTAGTAAATAAATAAAGTGACGGGAGGTATCCTCTAATATGGAAAGTATAGAAAAGCACATTGCTAAAGATAAAGAGATCCTTGACGATCCTACAACTAATCCTGCTGCTAGACGGCACATTAAGGATGAGTTGCATGATCTAGAAGAATATGTTGAGCATCATAAAGATGAGATAGAAGCAGGTGACCACCATGATCCTAATACTATTGAACTCTTTTGTGATCAACATCCAGATGAACCAGAATGTTTGATTTATGACGACTAATGGATGAATCACTGTCACGATTATTGCCATCTTATAAGATTGGATCCGATGGATTTCAATGGTGGATTGGCCAGGTCGAAGATAAAAGTGACAAGTACAGAAAAGTCAAAGGTAATTACCGATATAAGGTAAGAATCGTTGGCGAACATACACAGAGCTGCGATATAGTCAGTAAAGATGATTTACCGTGGGCTCAGGTGTTAATGCCTGTTGACAACCCAATGTCAGCAGGTGGAAAGGTTAATGGAATTCCAAAGCTTTATGTTGGATGTTGGGTCATTGGATTCTATATGGATCCAGATAGACAGAAACCAATTATCATGGGTGCTATCGGACAAGTTCCTGGAGCAACTGGTGTAGTTAACGAATATAATCCTAATGAATGTCAATCGTTTACAACTATCTCACCAACGCAACCACAAAGTCCTGAGCACAATGAATATGAAGATGGTACTGGAACTGTAAAATGTGGACAAGTTGAATCAGGAGAAATATCAACTGGTGAAGCAGGTCAAAATTTAACTGGTAATGATCAAAATGAGGTAACAGGTAAAGCTGATGATGCTTGCGAAGCAGGAGTTCCTCTTAATGTCACAGAAGATTTAGCACAAGAAGAAATATGTCTTTCTCTTCCAGATCGTTGTGGTAAAGAATCATCTTTTGCTGAAAATTCATCAATACTTCTTGGTGATATGCTTGCTGAGATCCAACGCAATGATGGTAAGATAGGTACAGCTTTAATACACAAAGCAACTGGTGGAGTTGGTGATGCTACTGATATTGCTAGAAAGTATATCAGGAAGATGATCTCACTTGTTAGGAAATTCCTTGCAAAGGTTAAAGGAATTATTATTGGTAAATTAAAAGAAGCAGTTGATGCTTTGGTAAAAGCAGTATTGAGACAGGATGATAATGGTAATGCTTTAACACCTATTACAGAGTTCTTCAATAAGATGCTCAAGAAGTTGGGTTGTTCTATAGAAGATATTGGAGAGAGAATTGCCAAGTTCCTTACAGATCTATTGATGGGATATGTACAAGAGATCTATAGGAATGCAATTTGTCAAGTGGATTTACTTGTTAGTGGTATTATCAATAAGATCCAATCATTCATGGATGAGTTACTTGGTGATATATTAGGATTTATTAGTAAGTTGCTTGGACCAATTGCTGATGCTTTAAATTTAATTGGTAGTGCAATCAACAGAATTCTTTCACTACTTGGAATCACATGTACTGGTGGTGATAGAACATGTGCTAATGCAAGACAGATCTGCTTACAGGGAGATGAACAGAAGAAGGAAGAAGAAGATACTAAGAATTTCCTTGACAAGTTGTTAGATGATTTAGATAGTAATATTGATGATATAGCTCCTAATAGTGGATTTGATAATCAGATCTATACTTGTAATGATGCATATAAAGGAGCACCGTTAAAGAATACAAATATAGGTTTTGTTGGTGGAATATACAAACCTAGTGCAGATAAAAATTATAATGAAATTATATACACCGTAACTGATCCAAAGGTAGCAGAAGGTGATGTAGCTAAGTTTGTAATAACCAGATCTGGAAACACAACTAAGACATCATCTATAAGTTATAAGACTAGAGATTCAGATTCAGAAGACACGGCAATTGCTAATCTTGACTATCTTCCTAAGGAAGGTATCATAGTATTCCAAGAAGGTCAAATAACTGCTGATGTTGATGTGTTTACATTAACTGATGGTGATATAACTGAGAATGCAGAGAAGTTTGAATTAGTATTGTCTAATGCAACGCCAGATAATATAGTAAATCAGGAAGCACTTGCTTCTATTTCATTTGAAAAGAATATTGGTATATGTACAATTAAACAAAGAGATTACACACAAGAACCTGGTTTTACAGATGATGATGGAGTTAAACCAGCAGATCCTTATTTACCAAATACACAGAATCCTTTACAAGGATTGGATGCATTCCCTGAGGACAGTGATCCAGAAGTAATTGGAGATTTTGATGGTGATGGACAAACTGATGATCCTCTTGCTATTCTTTATAAACTTACAGCAGATAAGAATATAGTTAAGGAAGGTGAGTTTGTAGTCTTTACTATTGAAACTCTTAATGTACCAAATGGTGAGATTGTTTCTTGGATTATTTCTGGTACTAATATTACAAAAGAAGATATTGTTGGTGGACAGTTAACAGGAACTGCTACAATTAGTGCTAATACAGCAGTTGTAGTTGTTGGTATAGAAGATGATGCTAAGATTGAGATTCAAGAGAAGATGACATTTGCTCTTTCTGGAAAGGGAATAAGTAAGGATGTTGTTATAGTAAGTCAGAAACCTAGTGAATTCTTTGATATTGGTGTAGGTGATGATACTCCAGTACCAGATACTCCAACACCACCAACTACAGAGACTCCTATTACTGATCCTGATGGTGGACTCATTGATATTCCTGTTGCAAATCCAGGAAGTCCTTATGTAGAACCACCTTATGTTGTTATTAGTGGTCAGGGTTATGGTGCAACTGGAGAAGCATTACTTGATAGTGATGGATTTGTAACTGAGATAAGAGTTACTACTCCTGGACTTGGATATAAACTAAACAAACCAGTAGATACAGGTGTCAGGTGTATTATAGATTCATTTACTATGATCCGTCCTGGTAGAGGATACTTTGAAACACCTACAGTATATGTTGATGGAAGAGATGATGTTGCTGAAGCAGTCATTAAGGATGGTAGAGTTGTTAGTGTGAGAGTACTTGATAGAGAAACAACATGGTCTGGACATCCTCAAGTTTATATTATTGGTGGAGGAGGAAATTCTGCTAAGTGGATTCCTAACTTCAAGTGTCTACCTACTACGAAACTTGCCGAGATTGGATCTACTAAGATTGGTACAGGTAAGTACATTGACTGCCCATAGGAGATAAATTATGCCATCACTTGTCAATGATCCAAATGAGGTAGCTGCTAAGGTTCAACCTACCAGTGTATTCGATCAAATAACCCCTGATTTTTCTCAGAATGTAGATCGTGGGTTTAAAATTGTTGATGTGTTCCGTCATACACCTGCCTATGGATACCTTAGAGTATATCCTAATGGAGAGGTTGATGCTTTTAAAATTCGTGGACCAGGTGGAACAGGAATTGTATGGACTAAAAGAGGACAGCTTATATTCCATAGTGGACCTAGAACTAAGAGTTTAGGTAAGGGAAGTGGTAACATTGGCATGAAAGCTGATGGTATGCTAGGACTTAAAGGTGAGCGTGGTATTGTAATTGATGCTGGTAAGAAAGATCCAGATGATTCAGATGGATTAGATATTAATGTTTGGGGTGACTCTGTTGAGGAAGTTGTTGGTACTAAAATGATTACAGCAGAGAAGATTATTTTAGATGCTTCAAATATTGAGATAAGAGGACAAGGTATTCAACTTGTTACTGGTGCAGATGGTGGTGGTTCATTAACCATAGTTTCTGGTGATATTGAAGAATTATATACTAATAAGAGTACCACAAGGTTTGGTCAGAAGAGAGTTATATCTATTGGAGAGGATACCAAACATGAGTTAGATCCTAGAGGATCTACAAATACTGTTGGAGTTGGTGCTGGTAATGAAAAATATCTGGGAGATTGGCGTGTGGAAACTGCTGGTGCTGCTAAGATTGGGGTTGCTGGTGGACCTGGACAACTTATTAAGAATAGAACAAATGGTTTAGCAATTAATGTATTGCTTGGTAATATAAAGATTGACTCTGTTGCTGGTAAAAATGTTCTATCATCTAAGTTAGAAGCCAAGGTAACAGGTAGTATTGTTAACATAGAAGCATTGACTGGATTGATGAATCTTAAGTCTGCTGGTCCATTAACTATATCTGGTACTCCTATAAACCTTAACTAGTGTGCCAGTTTACAAACTGTCACAAGGGGTATTGACCCAACATCAGTAAAATGGCATAATGTATAAATAACTTTACATAACTCATCAGGCCCGAAAGAATCGTACCCTGTGTAGATGTAAACAGACTCCCATGTCGGGGAAGTCTATCATCCGCAGGGTCTTATTGTATCCTTGCGAGACACTCGAAAAAAACAAACATGTCTATCAAATCAACAATCGCTGCGATTGCAGCATCTCCATTCCTTCTCGCTGGTGCAGCTTTTGCTGGTCCATACGTGAATGTTGAAAGCAATCTTTCATATCCTGATGGAGATTATTCAGAAGCAACTAGCGATATCCATATCGGATACGAAGGTTCTCTAACAGAGACTGCTGGTTTCTATGCACAAATCGGTCCTTCATTCGTTCATACAGATTCTTCTGATGACACTGAGACTGAATTCTCTGGAAAAGTTGGCGTTTCTGTCGCTGCAACACCTGATCTAGGTGTATACGGTGAGCTTTCTGGCATCACTGCCGAAGTATCTGGTGACGATCAAGTTAACTGGGGTGCTAAAATCGGTGCTAAGTACACATTCTGATCTCTAATCAGATAAGTTTAAAGGAGGGGTTGCAACCCCTCCTTTTTTATGCTATAATTTTTCCATTACTGGAGGAGGAAGTGAAATTGAATCCCGATAGAGTAGAAAAAAAATCCTGGACAAAAATTGACAAAAAAGGTCGAGAGGAAGTATGGGAGTGGGAAGAGGGTCCAGTTCTTCGTGCTTTTAGAGATGAACAACTTAGAAAAACAGGTAAGATACCTACACCTCCTAAGAAACCAAGTTAATGGAAGATTTTCTAGAATTAATCGAAGGCACTTTTTCTAACAAATATCAAGCACAGTGTCATCCTACCAGATATGCACATATTTGGATTACCTATAAACCAATGGGTAATAATAGATACTATGGTGAACAGGCATATAATTATATGAGGAAAAGACCTTATTTACAGTATGTAATTGAGGTTGTATTGGAAGATGGTTTTGTTAGAACAAGAAATCACGAATTACTTGGTAATCTAGATAAGTATGCTGGAGGTCAAAAACTAGATGAAATCACAGAGGACGATTTAAAATATCGTCCTGGTTGTGATTTGTTATTTCAGAAAATGGCAGATGGGTCATTTAAAGGAGGTACTACAGGATGTGAATGTTTTGTAGAATGGGAAGGTAAAGAGACATATCTTCAGAATGATATTACATTAACAGAAGATATGTTGAAAGTGATGGATATTGGTAAAGCAGTTGACACAGGACAGAAAATATGGGGTTCTAATTATGGACACCTAGAGTTTAAGAGGCAGAAAGTTGAGCCATCATAGCACAGCGGTAGTGCAGGGCTTTTGTAAAGCCAAGGTCGGCGGTTCAAATCCGTCTGATGGCATTGGGGTTGTAGTTCAACTGGTTAGAGCACCTGCCTGTCACGCAGGAAGTTGCGAGTTCGATCCTCGTCAATCCCGTAAATTATGAAAAAAATAGAACATACTCCTTTTATATGGCAATATCTTGATGTCGCTGATGACATCGAGGAAATTCGTGATAAATGTTTAGAATATTGTCATTATGATTATAGAGTTCATCCAAGACCAAGGACTGATAGTGTTCGCAATGACAGTTATAATATTACTGAATTAGCTAGGATATACCCTGATCTTATAAGAAGACAAAGAGTATATGAATTGGATCAGCGTTTAACTAACATATATGAGAAAGTACAGCATGATTATTGTAAGGATAATGAACTTTTTAAGTATACATTAAGTGCTTCTAATGCAAATAGAGCATCCAGTAAGTTTACTTTTAGAAATTATGAGAAAGGAGATGAGTATGATTACCATGTAGATTTGTATGAATTTGGTAGATTTATCCTTTCAGGTATTCTATATCTCAATGATGATTTTGAAGGAGGAGGTACTAACTATATGATGGATAAAATAACTGTTGAACCAGTTAAAAATAGTTTACTTATGTGTCCTTGTGGACCTTATTTTATTCATTCTTCAGTTCCTATTGTAAAAGGTACTAAAAATATCATATGGTCATGTTTTAATAGGGAGGTTCAGGGTTCCTTGTAATCCTCTTGTATAAATAACTTCGAGCAGATTATTAGCAAAATAGGGTCAGATTGATATGCCACTCACTAGACTGGATAACCTGATTACCAGTAAAACAGGTAGGTATCTGTATGTTTCTCCCGATGATTTTAATGCATCGGATGAGTTGAATAACAGAGGTAATTCTCCTGTAAGACCATTTAAGAGCATTCAGCGTGCTTTCTTGGAGGTAGCAAGGTTCTCGTATTTACCAAATCAAAAGGATAGGTTCTCACAGTTCACTATCATGCTGATGCCTGGTGAACATTACATAGATAACCGTCCAGGACTAGGAAATACCAGTGGTATAGATGTATTTGGATTCGATCAATCAATCAATGAGTGGACTGATAGTTCGATTCTAGATCTCTCAAACTCAGAAAATATTCTCTATAAGTTTAATAATACTGAGGGTGGTGCAATCATTCCTCGTGGTACTTCTCTTGTTGGTTATGATCTTCGTAGAACGATGGTCAAACCATTATATGTACCAGATCCTGCGGATTCAGGAGAATCTAGATCAGCAATCTTTAATGTAACAGGTGGTTGTTACTTCTGGCAGTTTACTATTAGAGATGGTGAAACAGGCATATATTCACCATTATACAATTCTACTAAAGGAACTGGTGAGGTTTATACTTCTGCTACAGACTTTACTCAGAAGAATGCTCCTAACTTCTCTCACCATAAGTTAACAGTATTTGAATATGCAGATAAACCTGAACTAGATCTTCTATATCAGAAGGTTGGTAAGGCTTTCTCTGGATACCAACCAACAATCGATGATCCAGGCGAGTTCGAGACGTCAATTCAGGAAAACAGGATTGTTGGACCTCTTTCTGACTCTAGAGGTATTGAGAGTATAAAGTTAGATGATGCAACAACTATTCCTAGTTTACCAGGATCAGTTACACAGGTAGAAGTTACAACCACAACAGATCATGGTTACTTCCCTAAGCAGTTTGTTGCAATTTCTGATACAAACATTGATGATGTATTGGAAGGTACATTTGAGGTATTCTCTATTGATGCCAATAACACTCGTAAGTTCATTTATCGTGTTCCTGGTACAGTAAATTCAATTGGTAGTGGTATTGTCTCTGGAAATGTATTAACAGAAACATCAACTCCACCTCTTAGTCAAAATGCACAGGTTCTAGCTGAAGTTGATACAGTTGAATCTGCATCTCCATATGTCTTTAACTGCTCTATCCGTTCAACATGGGGTATTTGTGGTATCTGGGCAAATGGATTAAAGGCAACTGGATTTAAGTCAGTTGTTATTGCTCAGTATACAGGTGTATCTCTACAGAGAGATGATAGAGCATTCATCAGATATGATGAGTTCACAAATACATTTAATCAAGCATCTCTAACAGATGCACTTGATAGTGTACCATACCATGCTAAAGGTGATAGTTACTGGAAGGATGAGTGGAGAAACTTCCACGTTCGTGCTTCGGAAGATGCATTCATTCAGTGTGTTAGTATCTTCGCTGTTGGTTATGCTGATCACTTCCTAATGGAAAGTGGTGGTGATATGAGTATCACCAACTCTAATAGTAACTTTGGTAATACATCTTTACATGCTAAAGGACATAAAGGATACTCCTTTAATAGTGACAAAGGTGGATTTATTGATGGTATTATACCACCTAAAGTTATTGAAACAACTGACCAAAAGGTTAATTACTATCCATTTAATGGACCTGCTTGTATCACTGGTGTTGAAGGTGTACAGCAACTTCCTATTTCTGGAACAAGAACAAGAAATGATGCTAGATTATACATAGATTCTCAAGATGATGCTTTGGATCCTGCCAAGCGTCCTGCTGTATCTATTGATGGATATAGACTTGGTGCTAGACAAGATGAAAAGATTTTCACTAAGTTAGAAACTGCTTATATTGGTGATGATGGTAACTATGAATCTGAGTTAGCAATTACTGGATATAAGAAGTATCTTGCTAAGCCACAAGTTTTAAGTCCAGCAAGTGCTCCTGCTAGTGATCCTGCTTTTAATAAGAAGCAAGATGCTGCGAATTTGATTACTGCTAATAAAGTATTCATTCAAGAGGAAACATTTGGATATATTTTAGAAAAGTATCCTGCACTTCAGAACATTTCCTATGTAAATCCTAGTCTCGACCCTGCCGCGAATAGGTTCCAAGACGCTAGAGACCTAATTCTTGCTAACCGTAGTGAGATTGTTAACTCCGCGTGGACAAGAACAGTCGAAACTTACCCCACACATTCTTCCGCAGAGGTTAAATGTAAGAGAGATATTGGGTATGTTGTTGATGCTATTGCGGAAGATCTTCGTGATGGTGGTAACTCTAATATTATCGCTGCAACTAAGACATTCTTCAATGATGATGGCACTCCATTAATAAACGGTATTGTTGGTGAAGAAGATCAAGCAATATATGCATTCTATAGAGGTGCAGACTTTGCTAAGAAGGCAATTGCTAATCTATTGACATTTAAGGATAACACAATTACGGTTGATCCTTCTAACTCTGCAAGTACTTCATTCACACCTACAGGTGCTTCATATAGTCCTACAACAGGTGATTTAGTCTTAACAGTTAATTCTCATGGTTTGAGTGGAATATCCACTTATAGTGCCACTAATGCTGTATACACACCTACTACAGGTGTAATGACTCTAACAATCGCTAACCACGGTTTTGTTGCTGGTGATAGAGTTAAAATTGCTGATAATTCACTAACATTTACTTGTAATCAAGATGGTAATGTTAGTCAGCATACTTATCCTAGAACATCCGACCCTTCTCGTGGTAACTGGTTAGCAATTACTAATGTAACTACTAACTCCTTCGATGTAAATGTCGGTGCTTCTCCTGAGGTTTCGTTTACTCCTACTGGAGTAACATATAATGCTGCTACAGGAGATCTAGTATTAACTATTGGTTCTCATACTTTAGTTGCAGGAACTAATATTAGTATCAATAATAATTCATTGAACTTTACTTGCTCAATGGATGATCATGGTAGTGTTCATAGTTATCCTAGAATAACAGATCCAGCATCTCAGACTTCACTTCCTATTACTGCTGTAACTTCAACATCAATTACGGTTAATGTTGGTTCATCTCCAGAAGTTTCTCATACTGTTACCAATGCTAACTATACACCTACAACAGGTGATATGGATTTGATCATTGGAGATCATAACTTCCGTGGATATTCATCATATACTGCTACTGATGCAGCATACAATCCTACTACAGGTATAGTAACATTAACTGTTAATGATCATGGATTAATTAATGGTGACAAGGTTAAGATTGCAAATGATTCTTTAACCTTTACTTGTGCTGAGGATAGCAATGCTACAAACCACACATATCCTAGAGCAGGTGACCCAGTTTCTAATTCTTGGATATCAATATCTAATGTAACTACAAATACATTTGATGTTCAGGTTTTATCTAATGTACCTTCTACTAATACCACTGCTCATACATTTGTAAGTGCAAGTGCTAATGGTATTACTAAGGCAGGTGATTCTCTTAGAATACTTGATGATTCTTTGACATTTACATGTGCTCAGGACGGAAATGGTTCTAACCACTCATATCCTAGAGCACAGACAAATACTACAACTGCTGCTAATGCTGATTATAATCCAACAACAGGTATTATAACATTTACTATAACTGGTCATGGATTAATAAATGGTGATCAGATTAAGATCGCAGATGATTCTCTAACATTTACATGTGCTCAAGATGGTGGTGGTACTCAGCATACTTATCCAAGAGCAACTGACCCTGTAAGTGGTAAGTGGTTAACAATATCAAGTGCAACAGCTAATACATTTAATGTACAAGTACTTGATACAGTACCTTCTACTAATACTACTGCACATACATTTGTTAGTGCAAGTGCTAATGGAATTTCTACGAAGAAAGATCCAGCACAAGGTAATGCAGTTCATGTAGTAAGTGTAGGATCTTCATCAGCCACAGTAACTAATGCAGCATTCGCTCCTTCTAGTGGTATTCTTTCCTTAACAATTCCTGGTCATGGATACAGCAATGGAGATAGAGTTAAGATAACAGAAGGATCCTTAACATTTACATGTGCTAAGGATGGCAATGCTACTAACCATTCATATCCTCGTAAGACAGATCCATTCTATGATGAGTGGTTACAGATCAGTAATGCAACAACAGATCAATTTGAGATCAATGTAGGTGTTGCTGGTCCTAATGGACAACATGCTCACCAATTTGTTTCAGCAACTAATAATGGAGTGCTTAAGCAAGATGGATCAATAGTTGTTAATGTTGGTATTTCCTCTAACACAACAGCTCATACTTTCGCATCCTCAACTGCTGGTGGAATTAAGAGTGGCGGTTCATATACTCATACATTTGTAAGTGCAGATTCTGGTGCTGTAGTAACTGGAGGAAGTTATACTCACACATTTGTAAGTGCAACTGCTGATGGTATTACTAAGCAAGGTGACACTCTATCCATTGATAATAATGCACTAACATTTACTTGTGCAATGGATGGATTTGCTACTGAGCATACTTATCCTCGTACAAGTGATCCTGTATCTGGAGAGAAACTTGCTATTGCTTCAACAACAAATGATACTATCACTGTAAATGTTGGAACAACTGCTTTAACTAACTATACACCATCTGGTGCAACATACGATGCATCTACTGGTAACATGGTTCTTACTGTAGGTCAGCATGATCTATATGCAGGAACTAATATAAAGATTGCTAATGATTCCTTGTCATTTACTTGTGACATGGATGGAAACTTTAGCACTAAGACTTACCCTCGTTCAACTGATCCAGTATACGGTAAGCCAGTTGAGATTGTTAGTGTTGGATCTGCTACTAAGACAGCAACAGACGCAGCATATGATCCTGGAACTGGTGTATTAACAATAACCATTGCTAATCATGGTTATGGTAATGGTGACAGAGTTATCATTGCTGATGGATCATTAACATTTACATGTGCTAAGGATAATAACGCTACTAACCACGCATACCCAAGAGCAACTGACCCTTGCAGTGGTAACTGGTTACCTATATCTGGAGTTGCAACTAATACATTTAATGTAAATATTGGTATTTCTCCTGATGTATCAGCACATACATTTGTATCTGCTACTGCTGATGGTATTACAAGACAAGATGGTACTATAACAGTTAATGTTGGTTCTTCTCCACTTGTAAACTACACACCAACTGATGCTACATATACCCCAACAACGGGTATTATGAACCTCAACATAGGTGCTCACGGGTTAGAAGTTGGAACTGCTGTTAAGATAGCGGATGACTCATTAACATTCACTTGTAGTCAGGATAGTAATGCTACTCAGCATACTTATCCAAGACCTAATATTGATAATCATACAGCAACTAATGCTCTTTATAATCCTACCTCAGGTATTCTAACACTTACTGTTGCTGCTCATGGAATAAAGGCTGGAGATTGGGTTAAGTTAGATGATGATTCTTTAACATTCACTTGTGCTCAAGACGGTAACGGAACTAATCATACATATCCAAGATCATCTGACCCAATAAGCGGTAGGTATGTACAAGTTGCTGCTGTAACTACAGACACATTTGATATTCAAGTATTAGATTCTGCACCTTCAACAAATACCACAACACATACATTCGTATCTGCTGCTGCTAATGGTATTAAGCAAAAGCGTGACAGATCATATAATACCGCAGTACCAATCACTGCTGTTGAGACAACAGTTCATACTGTAACTGGTGCATCATATAATCCAACAACAGGTATAATGACCCTTACTGTAAATGGTCATGGGTTTGCCAATGGTAATAAGATTAAGTTGGCTGACAACTCATTGACATTTACATGTGCTAAGGATCAGAATGCAACCAACCACACATATCCTAGAACATCCGATCCTTCTAGTGGTAAGTGGTTAACAATTTCAAATGCAACTACAAATACATTTGATGTTCAGGTTCTAACTACAGCACCTTCCACTAATACTTCGACACATACTTTCGTGTCTGCTGCATCTGGTGGTTTAACAAGACAGACTGGAATAGTTTCAGTTAATGTTGGTATTTCTTCTAACACAACTACTCATACATTTGTATCTGCTGCAACTAACGCTGTAGTAACTGGTGGTAATTATACACACACCTTTAAGTCTGCTACAACTGGTGCAATTACAGGTGGTGGTAACTATGCTCATACCTTTATTAAGGCAGCAGCAAATGGTGTTAAAGTTTATCCAGCAGTTGTTACTAATGCCGCAAGTCGTAATAAGGATGCTTACAATTTAGTTACAGCAAATAAGGCTGCTATCATAACTTCTGGTATTGCTGCTATTGATGCTGCTTATCCTTCTCATGCTTCTTCAGGATATACAACCAAGTGTGAGAGAGACTTAGGATTAATCATAGATGCTGTTCTACAAGACCTTTGGTTCGGTGGTAACGAGTATACTATTTCTTACCTTAAGACTTACTTTGATGGTAATTCTCTCCTTAGCAATGGTGTTCAAGGTGAAGTACCTCAGACTATTGTTGGTTTGAATAAGGTTCAAGATCAAATTAACCTTGCCATTAACAATCAATTAGCAAGTACTGATACATCAATAACATTAGACAATGCTGCTGATCCAGCAATTGTATCTGATGCACATGCTGATGCTTATAACTTATTACAATCAAACAGAAAGTTCATTGCTAGAGAAGCATATGAGCGTATGAAGGTTGCACATCCATCATATTCAGTTGCTGCTGGATATACAATGCAGGACTGCTTGGATGATGTCTATGATGTTATAAGAGATTTAGGATATAACATTAAGTTTGGTGGTAACCATAAGACATGGGATATTGGTAATGGTTTCGCTACTAACGACTTCAATGGTGTTCCATTGGCAATGCCTGTTAATGAGAGAACTGAAGTTAAGCGTGTATACACAGAAGCAAAAGATATTGCTGTTAGTGTAATAAGAAACCTTACTGTTACTCCAACTAACTGGACACCTTCTGGTGATAGTGTACAGGTAACAGACACAACTATTATTGCTGATGGTTCTAACCCTGCATGTCAAGGAATTGCATCTGCAATCAATACCTTATTCGATATTATTGAGCAAGGTATCGGTGATGATGGTGGTGCTGGTAGTGTAACTAGCATTACAAGGACAGAACCAACACAACCAGGATCATACACTGCTGGTAATTGTGCTGATGTTCTCAATACAGTTGATACATTAATCGGTCTATTCATTGATTCACTTAATGCTGGAAATCTAAATGATCTTCCACCTATAAGTAACGGTGAGTGGGATTGTGCTAATGTAAGAACTTCAATTGATAACTTAGTAAGTATCATTAACGATGCGATAGCAGCTGGATCCATGACTGGATTCCCAACTCTTAACTATGGAGACTTCAAGAATAACTTGAGTGCTTCTAAGTGCTATCGTGATGTAGGATACATCGTTGATGCTGTTGCTAATGACCTTAAGTTTGGTGGTAACATCAATTCTGTACAGGCAGGTGAAGCATATTACTCTGGTAATAACTTAGACTTCATCAACAATGAGAAGAATGAAACCATAGATGCTTGGGGTGTTGTTAAGAACATTGCAATTTCTGCTTTGCGTAATCACACACAGCAGTTAAATGGTTGTAACATCACACTCAACTCTGCAACAATTAGTGTTGGAAGTAACACTGGTCTTGCTATTGGTATGAAGGTTGAAGAATATGCTCCTTCATCATTTAACTCTGATGGTCAATTAACATCTGGTTCTCCAATCACAACAAATATTCCTGCTGGTACTTACATTAAGAAACTTGTTGGAAATGATTCTATCGAGATTGGTGTAGAGAATGCTAGGTTATCTACAGGTAATACTGTAGTTGCTACTGCTACCAATACTAATGCTACACTATACTTCACATTTGAGAAGGGTCAGTGGGCAGATACTATTCCGTCTACAGATAGTTCTCTTAATAGCGTTGGTGCTGGTTATCCAGAGTGTGCTGCTGTTGTATCAGCAGTTGATACATTAGTTGATAATGTTATCTTTGTTATTAACAATGGAATTAACTCTGTACAAAGAACAGAACCAACCTACACATCTTCTGATTACTCTTCTAGATCTACACTATGGTCAATTGATGTCACTGGTGCTGGATCTACAAACCCACATAACTTTGAGACTGGAACACCTGTAAGATTGGTTCCTCGTCCTCGTTTTGATATTGGTACTAGTAAGTATGTTGAGGTAGATAAGAGAGCTGTTCGTCTTCCAAATGGATTTGAGACTAACAGAACATACTATGTAATTGCTCCTGGTAGGAGAACTACTCCATTCAATTATAGTGGTTCTACTGAGTTTAATGGTAGTGGTAATACCAACCAGAACTTAATGTTAGCAGAAAGCAAAGAGAATGCTGCATCTGGTATCTACATCTATTCTGCTGAAGCAGATTCAATTGACCCTGATGTAGAAATTGATCTATATCAATTTGTATTAGATGAGAAGTATGATCTACATTCATACAAGACATCTCTTGATGGTAATATCAATGGTGGTATTAAGACTAATGTTGCTCACATCTTTGATGTTCCATTCTCTAATGTTACTCCACAGCGTGTATTCTTCAGACAGAAGGATGCCGTAACAAATTTACCTACATTGTCTGCCACATATAATGGTGATAATGCTAATGCTAATGGTGGTGATTCAACTGCTGGTGTTGCTGATGCTTCAGGTAGATTGAACCCTGAGTATGAGTTCTATGTAAGATTTGTTTATAGTGCAGTTTATAAGAACAAGGTTCTTTGCATCTATAAGACACATGCAGATGCTATTAATGATGTTAATAGAATCAACTTTGTCGCTGCTCAGACAATGGACTTTGTACTCTATGCATCTAAGAAGAATGCACCATTAGCATTTGACCCAAGAGGTACAGCATACTCTAATAGTACAACAGGTAGATGGTTCATTAAGGTTAAGGATACTTCCAGTAATGGTGCTGGTGCAAATGGATCTAACCAAGATAGCATCTTGTGGAGATTCCAGCAAAGTGACTTCTTATTATCTGTACCACCTAAGTCTGATGACTCTTACTACAACCGTCAGGTTGATGCTAGACCAGCTAAGGATAGAGTATATCGTGTCCGTTATGTTATTCCTAAGTATCTTGAAGGTGTAAGAGATCCAATTAACGGATTTGTTATCAAGAACAGAACAGACTCACTTCGTAAGTTAAAGCCACAGAAGATTCTACTTAAGCCTGCACCTGGTACTACTAAGACAGATGCTTATTTCGAGAACACTGCTAATGCTGGCGAGAGAATTGGTTGGACTAACCAACAAATTATCACTGCACTAGGTGATGATGCTAATGCATATGACCCATATCGTTTAGATATAGAAGGTCAAGGAATCACATATCCTAAGAAGATTACTACTAAGACTGGTAAGGTACAGTTTACAATTCAATCTGCTAAACTAACCAATATAGATGGTGATGATTTCTTAGAAATCACAGCATTTGACTTCACACCAGATCCTACTGTTGCATCTCTTGCTGATGAGTATTTCAGAACGGTTAAGATCACATCACCTCAAGGTGGATCATTCGTTGCTAACTCTTCACAGAGAACTAATGATAACAAAGTAACATGGGCTGGTAATAGTTCTGGTACTGCATATGTTCAGGCATATATGAGTGTTGGATCTGATCATTACCTAATTCTTAAGGGTAGTGCAATTGATAAGAACTTAGTTTACAGTCAATATACTAACACAAGAATTACTCAGGGTACAATCTTTGCTGATGTATTAGATCATCCTGATGCTGGTAAGTCTTTGGATCTTAAAGATCAGATTAAGAATAGTCTTAACAAGTACTACTATAAGCAGAGCAACGCACCTGTTTATCAGTTAACACCAGGCGATACCATTAAAGAAGATGGATCTGATAATACTTACTACATTCACTCTGTTGAGGATGCTGGTGAGATTGAGGATACATTCTACATCTATGATGTTGAAACATTACAGCGTAGAATTGCGAAGCAACAAGAAGGTATTTACTACTTAACACTACTTCGTGGTAACATATCTCCACTTCCAACTGGTGCTGGTAACCAAAATAATTTCCGTGACTTTAAGTTCTCACAACCTATTTCATACTTGTATCCACAGAACTATAAGAATGATCCATTCTGGTTCAAGTACAATGGTACAAGTTCACAAGAGAAAGCAATTGCTAATACATTAATTGATCCACCAGCAACAGTTTGTGCTGCTGACAACTATGTTCATGGTTTAGTTAGAACTAATGACTCTAAGGCTAATGTTACTAGAGAAACTATTGCTGATTTAACTGAAACTCCAGCATTTGTTGCTAATACTTACACTGGAACTAATGAGATACAGGCACAGGTTGGTAATGCATCTGCTGGTGCTGAGGATAGATTAATTCCTATCTCTGGTGACAACAGAGTTGCATCACAACAGAGATTCTATGTTGAGTTACGAAGACCGTCTATCGCAAGAGCAGGTAACCACACATTTGAATACCTAGGTTTCGGACCAGGTAACTATTCAACTGGTCTACCTGCAAGACAGGAAGTTGTATTAACTTCTACTCAAGACTTCTATGCTCAGTCCAAGAAAGAAGATGGTGGTATAGTATTCTATACTGGTATCAACTCCAACGGTGAACTATACATTGGTAATCGTAAGATCAATGCTATCACTGGTGAAGAAGAGTTCTTAGAGAGAGCACAGTTAGTTGACTCTGATGATGACGAGGATGATATTGGTTCACTCGTCACCACATTTGATGTTCCTGTTACATTTAACCAGAACATCACAGTTAATGGTGGTGATGGTGATAAGGTAAGTGCATTTAACGCACCTATACTGATAAGTGTAGATAATGCTGACTTAACAAATCAGAACACACCTCTACTCATTAGATCTCGTGTTAATAATTCTAACCCTGATGGATCTAAGAATGACCCTCTACTTGATAGAGCATCATTTAACCCAAGAGAGACAGGTGATATATTCCTTGGTAAGAACTATGTGAAGGCTGCTGTATTCCAGTTAAGTCCTCGTAGAAATGGTCAGGATTATAAGATTCAGACTCAT